TGCCCGCGCTGTCCTTGCGCCATGTAGTCTAGGCCCTGGATTTTCTGATTGGCCTGGACGACACCAGGGAGAGCGACGGGTCCTCCACGCAGAGCGAGAGCTTTAAGGAAGTCTTCCTCGGGCTGGGTGTAACGGCCGATGGTGAGCTTAGCCACTTCTGCGGTCGATGGCTCTAGGGTTACGCTGCGGGTTAGCAAAGCCAGGTAGCCACTCTTGATGGGGAGACGGAAGTTCTCCGATTTTGCTGCGGCGGTAAAATGCTCCCATCTGTTGTTCATGACAGAGAAGTTCAGTCCAAGTTTTTGATTGTGCGCAGTTGCCCAGCCGATCAGCTGTCTGCCATTCTTTTGCCACCTCTGTTTGAGAATCTTGATCAAGTCGGGGTCAATAGCAATCGGTATGTACCTCCTGGCCATATCACCTAATAGCATGGGCTTGTTCTTGAAGGAAGAGTAGTTGCTAGCGTTTAGGGGCATGGCTTTGGTGGTGACGGTTTTGGGGTTCCCATTCTGGTCCTTATAATTGATGACGACGTCTTCAAAAGGAGCGGTGAGATTCTGCCGGGTGTCATTTGCGCTATCACCTGCGAGATAAGTGGCCAATCGGTCGAAATAGGCGTTCATCTTCTCGTCTTGGGGGTAATCGGGTTGACTCATTAGGTCGGTGTTTTAAATTTTCGGTGTTAGGTGCGGCTCTGTTCGGCCCGAATCATGGCCAGCCTGCACCTCACCGATTCGGTACCTGTCTCGGTTGTAGTACACGGCGCTCATCTCCTTATTCTGAGCGGGGTAAGCGGCGAAGGAGTACGAGTCGCAGCGCGGGATGAAAACCTGGGGCTCGAGCTGAAGATCAATCATGTCCCGTGTGTATTGCTCGATGCCAGCGGCATATCTCCGCCTGAAGAACTCCTGGAAGTCATGTGACCATTTCATGCCGCTCTCGTTGCAAACGATTTTGTTCTGAATGACGTCCCACACCCCATACTTTTGAGAGATGGCTTCAATCAAAGGGTAAAATAGTTCGACGCAGGGCAATTGGGCGAGCTTCATCACCTTGCCGTAAACAATGTCCTTAATGGTGTGCTTGTGGTTAGTGCGGCGATTGCAGAAAGGCAGTTTTCGAATTATGCGCCCGACGTCTTGGTACAGGTTGATGTTTTGGTCCGAGTCGCGGTACATCTTCCAGCCTACGAAGTCGGCTTCGTTAATATCGACGATTTCTCCGACGTTGTGGAAACCGAGCCCGCGGATGAGGTCCATGGCGTTGTTGTATGCGATACTATCATTGAAAAAGATGATATTATCATCCCCCTCAACGAGGAAATCATAGTCCACTCCAACCTTCTTCTTTTAAACTGTCATTGCCCAGGTGATGAGCATCTGGTTCAGGAAGGTGTTGGTGGAGCTTGTTGTGATCTTTCCGCTCGGCATCTGGTAAGGTGTGTGAACGAGTATGCCAGAGAAGTATTGTGTCATGCTGCTTACGCCGATTGCGTCCCACAGTTCAGCCCATTTCTCGCCAGTCAGATGTTTAATTGTTATCCGTTCGACCTGAGAGATGGCGAACCGTTGGCTTGAATCATACGCCGACATGTCGTTCGTTCCGACGTGATCATACTTGTTGGCCATGCCTTGCAGTCTGTCCTGCAGCTCTGCGGGGGTTTTGTGTTTGATCATGTGGTCGCTTGCATAAATGCGCTCGTGTATGACGCTGTAGACTCCTTGCTGCACAAAGCGAGCGGCGTCGTCAACGGCCTAAATGATCCTGGCTCGCGTGTCGGACACAACCTCCGTCTTGATGTGAGACGTGACGCTCAAGCGAAGTTTGCGGTGGTCGCCAAGAACCACGCGGGCGAACTCGTCGAGGATTCTCGCCTTGACGCTCACTGGCTTGTCTTGATTAGCGAGGTACTCTTCAGCCACCTCAATAAGATCTATATGTTTGCTCTAGCTGACGAGTTTACCAGCGGGGTAGTGGGTTTCAAGGAAAACTTGAACGAACTAGAGGAAGTTGTTTGTCAAGACAGGGTCATTTGGCTGTTGGGCGTTGTTAGCTCTTGCTAGAGCGGAGAGCGAGTTGCGGGCGCATTTGCACTGGGTGCACGGTAGGACAGAGCCTTTGTGGAGAGCTATGGGCAAGAGCACAGTGACAGATCCTGATAGTTCGTGACACTCGGACGGGTCATAGGTGGATCGTGAGGCGTCGACGATGATGTCGTCGCGGACGCTGGGGTCATTGAAGGGCATGCACACGGAGGTGAGGCCGTACCGCCTGGTTTGTGGGTCATAGGCGAGGCGCGATTCAGTCCGGGGTTCCTGCTGTTTCATAACGTGGATGACTTCGGCGGTCTTCTGGGTGGAACTTTGGGCCAGGCCCTCGGCTATTTTGTAGGTCGTGTCTGGGTTAATCGTGACGTGGCCGAGCTTGATGGGCGGCATCATGGCAGATGGTTGAATAGGCCCCTTGCCCGAGCTAAATTCGTCGAAGTGCTGAATCAGCCTCGGCGTTTGGACATCGTTCTGCGAGATGGTTTGCTCATGTTCGGCACTTGTGGATTGTTTGCGGGAACCCTTCTCGAGCTCTGCGAGGATGTGGTTGTGCAAGACCTTGGAGTGGATGTTCCTCAAGTGGGTGAGTGCACTGTTGAGGGTGTCCTTGGACCTGAGCCATCTCAGGGTGCTGATGAAGCTCGGATCGAGGCGAACCATCCTGGTGAGCTTGAAGTTGCAAGATCGGCATGATGTGGCTGATTTAGGTCGAGAGTAAGCAATGTCCCACACAGAGTTCTGGTCAGTGATGGTGTTCTCGAGTTCTGTCCAGTGGTCTTTGGCCATGTCATGGCAGCCGTCGCAGCAATCCAGAGGGTAAACCTGGGTGTCGGGCGTGGAGTATCTGAAGAAGTCGTATATGTTGTCCATCACGCCATGCCCACGGTGCGGCCCATCAACGAGGTCATAGTCAATATGGGTGCAGGTGGGGAGAACAGCAAACGCGTGCCACGAATCCTTAGCTGACTCGGCTGGGCCGTAGTAAACTGGTATCACTACGGTGTCGACCATGCTCCCTTTAAAATTGGTAACACACAGGTCGTAGAAGTTCTTCTTGCTAGTTTCGATGTTCTTGCACAAGTACGGTTTTCCCGGGTTGTTGTGGTTGCTCAGGACGTCTATGACAATGCGGACTCTGTTCTTGCCCAGTACGCCCTCGTTAACGAACAAGCCAGCGGAGCTGATCATGAACATTTGCGTGGCGTCCGCTCCTCCCTAGCCTGGTCTCACACCTGTGCTGAGGATATTAGAGTGCTTGACGAGCCAGCCTAAGGGGTCTGATGGTGGGGCGCAAGTTTTGCGCATGTTGTGTTTCATGGCGATAATACCGGCGCTAATGGCAACCCAAGGGCACTGATCCCCTCTGTCTCCAGATCCGAGATTGAAAATGTCAAGAGATGGCTCCTGTCCGTCATGGGAGGTGATCTTACGGATGTACTGGGGAACGCGGCCCTGCAGGTGCACAAGCAAGGTGTATAGCTTGTGCCGAATGGGGTACTCTTTTCCGTTAGCGCAAGTGAGGAGGTTCATAGTCGTGCCTTCGGCGACGACAGCCACGCCTCTGGTGGCGATTTGGTCAATAGCGCTGTCTCTGTCTTTGGTGAGAGCCTCCTAGAGCAGCTTTTTAACGATGGGCGAGTACACCTAGAAATAGTTGTGCCCATACTTGACGATCGTGACGCCCGATAGTAGGTTGATATGCTAGGCGTAGAACGAATTGCAATGCACATACAGTGTGCCGAGGACGTCAACTAGGGCGTAAGCGAGTAGCTTGTTGCTGAGCGCGAGATTCGGGGTGTAGTCGCTGTAGTTGATTGTTTTGACCTTATATTGCACGAAGGGTGTGCCGCAGAGAGCGTTGGCAAGTGACTCTGGACTCAGGCCGAGCACGCCCCCGTTGATGGCCCAGCGCTTGGTCTGGGCGTCAATGATGGGCAAAAATCCGTTGACAATGGCTTCCTCGAGTGTCTTGTCCCAGGCAATCAGTGTGTCGCACCACTGGCTCGCTTCGCCAAGCACTTCATGATAGGTGTACCGGACAGCTGAGCCGTAGAAGATGAGAGCGCCCTGGGGTCCACTAATCTGCATGGAAGTAACCAGGTGGGTCTTAGGGTCAACTTCAAAGTCGATGGCGCATGCTATGTGTCCCTCTATGCCGGCCTTGCGTAGCAGGGCGTGCTAGATTTGGCACCATCTTACGGCTAGAGTTAGGCTGTTCGTGGCAACATGGTGATCTTGTGGTCTGAAACCAAAAGAGATCAACTAGCCGAAGCAGCAGTGTTACATCATGGGAGAATGGTAAGCCGCGCTGCCGACCATCTCTGGGTGGCCGCCGCTGACCTTACCATTAGATATGAAGTGTGACAGGGTGTAGGCGCGCGAGGAAGTGACGTTGTAAGCCGCCGAGATGTTCTTGATGCTGGTGGCTCTGTTGAGCTCCTCTCCAGCAAGATCCACGTCTTATAATAGCTCTAAGAACCTGCCATCGTGGTTGATCATCTGGAAGTTGATCACTTTGAGACCGCAGTCGGTGAAGCCGTTGGACGCAGTCTGCGAGCCGATTTTAATGTCATACTCCTTGCGATGGTTGTAGAAAGCCGTCATTTCATCAGTAAATGCGCTGTGTGACACAACCTGGAAAATAGTGGGACGCTGGTCGCTCATGGCGTCTGATATGCTGCGGCTGCTGTCTTTGGTCTCCTCGATTAAGGAATGGCTGTTTGTCACAACCGGTGTAATGTCAGGATCAATCTCCCTCGCACATGAGTCAGCCATGAAAACAGGTTTATACTTGCGGGTTTGCATCTGACTAAACGGCCCTTCGGAGTGGCCTTTGCTACTAGGTATTTCCTGATGCATCTGGGCAAGTAGCTGGGTTGTGCTAGTGTTGGCGCGTATGATCATCTCAGCTGCAAGGAGCATCTCAGCGGACTGCACTGTGGGTTCACACACAGCGGAGCCAGTGCGAGTGCTGGCGCCCAGGTGTTGGGTGGCATAATCGACCGCGACGCGGTGGGGGTTGGTTTGTCGCTCTCCGTTCGTGTTTTCTGGACCAACCGGGAAGGTTTTCCCGCCGACCACTTCGTAGAAAACGAAGGGGTCTGCGTTCCCAGAGGGGCATCGGGGAATGCCAAGGACGCTGTGGACGTCGTCGAACATTAGGTAGGAGATAATGTAAGAGGTCACCACGGGCAGGGTTGCAGGAGGCCAGTAGAGGCACGCTAGAGCGTCCATGATGCAGTTGATCCTGTGCCAGCCGAATTTAGCTCCGATTTCCCGTATCTTACACGGCATGAGTGTGGACAGAGCGTCAATAAGAGAGCTCGGTCGGACGAGGTCCATCACGTTCCACTCTCTGAACATGATATCACTGCTGGCGAACAGCCCGGGGAGAGAGTTGTCGTCTAGCCATCCCAGCTGGTTGCGAACGGACCTGTCGGTGAAGCACTGATGCATAAGGCCTATGCGGGCCGAATCGCCAGATCGTGAATAGAAAATGCCGTCAGAATTAGCGACGCGGTCCCCAATCATGCTCTTATTGACATAGCCGTGGCTCTCGACGAAGACGCGTGGGCCTTAGATGGTGCCATGAGTTTTCTGAATAACGCTCAGGTGCGGAACCCTGCTCGAAGCAATACCACAATTCTGTGTAGTGTAGCTCTGTGTGCGACCGGAGATGTTAGGGATGGTGTTAACAGCGCGGGCCTCAATCATGTTGACGGAGTAGCCGCCTTTATTGTTGAAGTACTGGATTGTAGCGGCGCTGGAGCGAGGGCAGTTGTCACCCACAACGTCGATCGGACCGTTCCGGAGTGGGTACACCTTATCGTTGAAGCGAACTGTAGCTGGCTTGTCCCATAGCTTCGTCTTTGTGGTTGCTGGAGAAGTGCGCAGGAAGAGCACGATGTTGCCACACTTGTTGCTGGTTTGAAGATTGGCAGAGTAGGTCGTGACCGCGACGCGCTCGGTGTGATGCTCGTTGGGGTTGTCGATGCAGGGCCCGCTATGGTGGTCGCAAATGAGCACCTCTTCGCAGAAGCTTTCGTACTATCCGAGCCCGTTGTTGTAACCGACATACAAGTCATTCGTGCCGACGGCCATTTTCCTGTGCGTGATGATAGACTCGTGGGTCATCGCGTCATCCGAAGGACCCTCACCAATGTGCTCAGACAGGTCAGTATTGCACACGCTCTGGCACACGTCAATTATGAAGCCACCAAGAGGAACTGCTGGGATCTCGTGGCATTGGGTGTAATAGGACACGTGCACCTGGCCCAATATGACCGGACGTTCTTGTGCGCAGGCAGCGGCAACGGCTGCGCGGTAATCGTTGTCAAGATGGAGTCTCGTGATTGGGGTGGGCTATCCGTCAGCGTCAGTGACAAACCGGTACTGGTTCGGGTTAAGCCTGCTGATACCGGCGACCCACTGAGCGGACCTCTTTTGATCGTCTCGGGACATGATTGAGCATACTGCGAAAACGACGCAGTCTGGTGGGAACCTAAAGCTTTCCCGTATGATCTCTGCCTGATGTAGAATGAACACCTTCGGTCTCATGGTGTCTATGATTTCCTGGATCACGGTCATAGCGGACGCGCGGTGGTTGGCGCTAACGGCGTGATGCTAGTTTTCCTGAGGCACGCCGCATGAGCTGAACTGCAGCATTTTAGTGAGTCGCGTTATATCTACCACTTCATCCATGACCTGGTTTCCTGTGGTGTGTTCCTTCCGGACGGCGGCGGGAGCATTACTTTGCCTCATTTTCTGCTAGTCAGCGTAGCGCTCGTTGATCCGGCTTAGGATCGGTTTTTCTGCTTCGGCGTCTGTGTGTGACAGGTCTCTTTTGTCCATCGCCGGGTCGGTTTTCTGGATGTAGTGGTTTTCGAGATTGTGGCCCCACCTGAAGTGAACGGGCTCGATTGGAGTGTCAGAGCTTGCTGGCCCACAACCAAAAGGCTGGCCTCTGGTCAAAAGGAC